AGGATCAGTATTAGTAGGTCAAGGCAACGCGCCAACTGGTACTTATCAAGTCTATTCCAATGTGGGTACAGTAGTATATGACGATATGATGAATGTTATTTATACTTATGATCAAGCTGGATTAGGAATGACTTGTACTGGTCAAAAAGGATCAGCTATGTATAATGTGGTAATTGGGGATAGCTTTCAAAATGGACAAGCTGGATTAGTATTTATTAATGACGTACAAACTTTATAATATGAAAAAAAATAATACAATTTTGTGGGTTTTAGGTGCTTATGCTGTTTGGTATTTTCTTTTAAGAAAAAAAACAAATAGTGATATGGTAACTAAATCACCAGAAATGCCACCAATACAAGCACCAGCTACTCCTTTTGATCCTTTATTTGGATCACCAGTAACAACTAGCGTAACAAGTACAGATCCTAATTATACTGCTAAATTTGTTTTAAATGGGTATCGTACATTAGGTAAAATACCAAATACTATATAATATGAATAAAGTAGATATAAACGTATTAAAATACGAAACTGATTTTTATACAGTAGATGCTAGCCAATATGTTGGCGGTACACCTTTTAATGCAATTACATTTTTAAATTTAGGTGCTAATACTGTATTAATTGAGAGTGTGCCATTACAGCAAGGACAATCTTATGATATTTTAGGATCAATGGGTGAAGTAAGTGATCAAAGATTTTTTGTAAACTTTGGTACTGGTGCTAGTAGTGGAAATAACTGTGTAGTAATTAGGAAACGATACATAAACGTATAAAAATGCCGATTAACAATAATATACTTAATCAAAAGGGTACACCAGCGTTTTATAGTGATATATTCGCTAATCGTCCAGCTTTTGGTTATGCTGGTAGGGTATTTATAAGTACTGATACTGGCGCAATATATGAAGATACTGGCAGCGCGTGGACGCTAATAGCGGACGCTGGCGCTGGTACTACTGGAACTTTACAACAAGTTACCACAAACGGAAATACAACTACATTAGGTATAGTAGTAGATGGCATTAATATTAATAATGGTGCTGGTACTGGTACTGAAAATACTGCTATTGGTAAAAGTTCATTAAATAATAATACTACTGGAATAAATAATACAGCTTTAGGTAGTTATTCTTTAGGATTTAATACTACTGGTAATAATAATACTGCAATAGGTGTAAACTCATTAATAACTAATACTACTGGTATTCAAAATACTGCTATTGGTACTAGTTCATTACAAGCTAATACAACTGGTCAATATAATACTTCAATAGGTGAAAGTACATTAGCAACACAAACTACTGCAAATAATAATACAGCTGTTGGTAGTGCTGCCCTTACGGCAAATACTACTGGTACACCTAATACAGCTGTTGGTAGGTTATCACTAGCTGCTAATACAACTGGTGGAAGCAATACAGCTGTTGGTTCTAATTCATTACAAGCAAATACAACAGCAAGTCAAAATACAGCGGTCGGTTATGCTTCATTACAAACAAATACTACTGGTACTCAAAATACAGCTATTGGAGTTACTGCTGGTAATTTAATTACTACTGGTAGTAATAATACTATTATAGGTAACTATGGCGGTACACCTACATTAGCTAATAATATTGTTTTATCGGACGGCGCTGGTAATGTTAGATTATTTTCGGACGCTAACGGCTTAATAGGAATTAATCAAGCTGTGGGATCAACAATAGGCGGTCAATTAGATATACACACTACGCAAACATACGCATTAGTACTAAATGGTTTAAGTACAAGTAACGCTTATACGGCATTTTCAAATAATAGTGTAGGTAAGTGGCGCATTGGAAATACATATAACGCTGGTGCTAATACATTTGATATATTTAATCTAGGTACAAGTAGTACGGCATTAAGTTTTAATAGTACTACAAATGCTGCTACATTTTCAAGTAGTGTAGGAGTAGGCGGTACTATATCAGGCAACTATCCATTAACAATAAGAAGTGGTGTTGCAGACTATACTAAGATTTTAGACTGGGGTACTGGTGCTGGGGGTAGCTGGGGAACAATGACTATCAATATTTCTGCGCCTTATAATACAATATTTAATAGTGGTGGATTTGCATTTACTGGTGGCAATGTCCTTATTGCTTCTACTACTGACGACACTATAAATAAATTGCAAGTAAATGGAAGTGGTATATTTAATTTAAGTTCTAATAGAAATTTAGCTATAAAGTTTGATACAAATATTACATTATCAGCGCAAGCTGATTCAGGCGCGCCTGAAAATTTAAGAATGTACGCTGATACATTTCGTGTTTATACTTCTACAACAACTGTTGGTTTAACTGAAAGATTAGCTATATCTAATACTGGAGTAGTTACAATATCTAATTTAGCTGGCACTGGCAGTAGGGCTGTATTAGCTGACGCTAGCGGTGTATTATCTGCACCAGTATCGGACATATCAGTAAAAGAAAATATTAATACTATTGGATATGGTTTAAATGAAATACTTAAAATGAATCCAGTATGGTTTAATTATAATGACGAGTATAAAAACTACGGCGAAGGCAGACAAAATGGTAATATAGCGCAAGAAATGGAAAAAGTAATACCAGAAGCAGTATTTACAACGCCTACAACTGGTAAAATGGGTATTAACTATGATCAATTACACGCAGTATATATAAAAGCAATTCAAGAATTAAAAGCTGAAATAGACGCTTTAAAAAATAATTAATATGAAAAATATTCAACCAGTGGTATTTCCACTAAATCTAGGAACGGCAACAATATTAAATTGTGTAGGTAATGATAATTTTAGTACAAGCGTTACTATCTATTATCAACTATTAAGCGAAGAAAAACAAACTTTACAAACTGGTAATCTATCTTTAAGTGGATTTGATTATGAAGCATACAATACAAGTCCAGACGGAAACGAATATATCTACCAGTGGACGGCTACTGCATTAGGTGTAACATTAGTGTAACTTTTTTTAACCTTTAATAAATAAACAATGGACAAGCAAAAAGCCCTAGAATTAATTAAACAAGTAATAGATCAAGCCATAAAAGGCGGTCTATTTCAAAATGTAGATACTGCGGTTGCAGTAGCGCAAGCATTTGAAGTAATTGTAAAAGAATTACAAAAAGATGAAATCGCATAGTATGACACAAACTGATAATAGTATAACTGGATCTATCGCCAGCGTAGGTACTTACATATTAAGTATTACCCAAATTAACGCTTATGCGTCCTTATTTTTGGGCTTGCTATCTGGTATAAGTTCAATTTATACTATTATCAATATTTATGAATCAAAAAAGAAAAAAAATGAAAAATCGTAAAACTACAATATTTGGATTATTAGCTGCAATTAGCGGTTATTTTGCAACAGCTGGAACTGGTAAAGTACAAGTAATAGCGCAAGCAATAGCTGGATTATCTACATTTTTATTGGGTAATGCAGCAGCAGATAGCAAAAAAGATAATTAAAAACTATGACCAGTAACAAAAAAGTACTTACTGGTGTAGTTATTACAGCCATAATTTTATTTATGTTAAGAAAAAAAATAGCTACTGCATTAAATAATACACCTTTTGGTGCTATTAGTGATCGTCTATTTAATGTAATATCTTCATACGAGGGATTTATAGCTGTACCTAAATGGGATTATATGCAATATAGTGTAGGTTATGGATCTGGCTATAATTGGGATCAAAAACGACCAGTACAAAAAGGTGATATAATAGATAAGGAAACAGCCAGACGCTGGCTATTGTTAGAAGCGCAAGACAAATATGATTTTGTAATGAGTAAGGTAAAAGTACCAGTTACAGACAATCAACTATTAGCACTAGCTAGTTTTACGTATAATGTAGGTGAAGCAGCTTTCGCTGGTAGTACTTTACTTAAATTACTTAATAATGGCACAAATAAGGACGTTGTAGCGCAGCAATTTGATCGTTGGGTAAATGCTGGCGGTAAGGTCAATAAAGGGCTAGAAGGACGCAGAAAAGCGGAAAAACAATTATTTTTAACCTAGTTTGGGTTTTTTGCATAGTAAAGGATAAGGGACGTTTCTACGTCCCTTTTTTAATATAAATCCTTTGTACGAATATTTTAGTAGGTTTATCGTATAAATTAATATAATCTGCTTTAATACTATCAGCAAATTTTATAAAATTCATCACATTAGTAATATTTCGGTACTTTCTGGGTGCAGACTGGTCCAGCATAAATACAATAGCTGTAAAAATAGGCTTTGCCATTATAAAGGACGGTCTTTTATTACAAAATATCGCACGTGATCACTTGTAATAGCTTTTACCTTACGCTGGATCACCAGCGGCGCTACTGCTTTTAAAACGTCCATTGTTTGCCATTTGGTAATATCTTGTAAGTCTTTTAAAGATACTAATCGTCTTTGCTGAATAATTAAATAGATCCTTTGTTTGTTTGTCATAAAAGTTTATATTTGCATTAGAAAAAAGTTACTTCCTTTGGGGGGTTTACAGTCAGTAAGTCGCTGCGCCTAAAAACGCAGCGGCTTTTTTGTTACTGACCGTTATTTACACCAAACCTAATTTGATACCAGTACTGGAATATTGTTAATAGTTCAAAGTTCATCTGTTTATAAGTTTATAAAATATTATTTTTAAAATTTCCCATACTATTATAGCTAAAATGTATTTCATTTGATTTTAATTATTGATATGTTATAAATATGTTCTACTAGCACATATAGCATAGTAAAACAAGCGTATAAAATTGCCAGCGGCAATAGTATAAATATTAAATACATACGTTTTAAAAAAGTTATCATTTTATTTTTTTTTTATTTTTTGCTCTTATATAACTAGCTTGTTGACTACATCTAAAACAACAATATTTTTGATACCCTTGTTCAAAATTAATTTTAGGTATAAATTGTTTTTTACAATATTGACATATAATTGTTCTTAATTTTGTACTTAATTTATTATTATATAAAAGTTTATAAAATTCAATAGTAACATTATATTTATAATATGTTACCATATTTTTTTCATGCCAGCTTAAAAATGCTTCTATTGGTATTCTCATAAACTTTGATATTTATTATTTTGATCCTTTACAATATAGTTTTTATTGATCCATATTTTAGTTAAATTTTTAGCGTAAATTTTACCTTGCGCAGTACGTTCTATAATTTCATCAACAATATTGTTATACAGCATTGGTATTGTAACTATCTGGTTGCATAAGCGCCTACTTTCCATTTCGTCCAGATCACTAGCTTTTTTACCTTGTACTGGTGCAGCTGTTTCATTTTGTACTTGCTGGAATATGCCATTAAAATTCATTAATGTAACTGGTTCAAAGTCGCTATCGGATCGCATAAACCGGCTAGTCAATACATAAGTACTTTTATCCTTTTCTTTTATAATGTCAAGGGTACTTTGTGCGTAACGATCACTAGCTGATCCTATATGTCCAGTAGTAGTCAAATTTGATTTACTTTGATGCAGTACAGTAACTATTAGGATATTATGGATTTTGGTTATTTTTTTTAACCATTTAGTAAGTAGTGAACTTTCGCGCAAATCGTTAGCATCATTAAGACAATCCAGAAGCCCGTCTATGATCATTATTGAACAGTCTGCATTAAGTTCTAAATAGCGTTCAATCATACGTCTAATTATGCCGCTACCGTCTTCCCTTACTTGGAACGCATTAAAATAATCTGGTAGCTGTTGCAATTCGCTAAAATGCTTTATTTTACCTATTTGACGATAAAAGTCATAGTCGCTACTTTCTGTGTCAAAATAGCAAATTTTGCGCCGATCTATTGGTAGGTGAAGTTTCATAGTAAAAATGTCAAAAGTACTAAATGCAGACGCTATCAGCGCAGCTATGTACGTGGATTTACCAGCTTTGGGTAATCCAGAATAGACGCAAAAATTTTGTAATGATCCTACGT